CGCACATCCAGCTAAACCAAGAGCTGCAAACAATACTAAAACTTTCTTCATTTCACTGGTCCTTGTAATCTAAGAATAGTTTGCTTAAGAATTTCAGATGACTTAACATCTTCTTTCTTAGCAGCGTCAGAGTTTAGAAATTCACCCACAGCATTAAGTTTTGCTTCAAGAGCAGCTTTTGCTTCTTCGTTTTTCTTGATGATCTCAAGTTGATTCTGCTGAATAGCTTCCATCTTCTGTTGGTATTCAGCTTGATCTTTTTGTGTTTGTTCTAATTGAGCCTGATTGAATTTGGCGAGTTCTTCTGCTTCAATCTGGTGCTTCCAGCTTTGATACAGACCGCCAGCCATGCTAGCTATTAAAACAATAATGAATGCATACAATTTAAGCTTAAAGAGCATAATATCCTCCAGTGTTTTAAGTATTTATATATAATACTGGAGGGCTTAATATGAAAAGAGTAGATGTGGATAACCTGCAGTTAGTTTCGGAAGAGATCGTTCAGTATTGCGCCGATGTATTGGCGGATGATGAGGATAACTCTTTTAAAAGAATTCTTGGTGTGGCTGAGGAATTTAGAGAAGTTGGGCTTACGCCAGTGTTCTTATGTTCTCACACGCTTCAAGATCTTTTTGTAACAACCAAAGAAAAGTTACAAAAAAAGTTGCACTGACCTATTGAAAAATATGGTCACAGTAACTATATAATACTTGAGATGCCTTCGGGGTCTCATAATTTTAACCTTGCCCTTAAAGGAGGTCTATATGACACATTATTTCGATTCTTCATTCGCACAATTCCCCAAATTCGATAAGTTCTTCATTGGACATGACAAGTTCCTTGCCAAAGTTCAAGAAGTCGTAGAGCAAGCTGCCAATACAGCTGCTACATCTTATCCTCCAATCAATATTAAAAAGACTGACGATAATAAATACTTGCTGGAGATGGCAGTTGCTGGCTTCGGTAAGAACAGCATTGAATTGACTCTCGAACAAAACAAGCTTCGTGTCGCTGGTAAAGTGGAAGCATCTGACGAAACAACAGAGTATCTTTATAAGGGTATTTCAACTCGTCCTTTCGAGCGCACATTCATGCTTAACGATGACGTTGTTGTCAACAATGCTCAATATGTCAATGGTCTTTTAAAGGTATGGTTGGAACATATCATTCCTGAAGAGAAGAAGCCAAAGAAAATTAACATTGAGGACGAACTTCCAGCAACTCCCGAACTATTAACAAAAGGGAAGAAATAATGTTATTTTTCAATCATGCGATGAAGTGGCTTCGTCGCACTTTCCTATACAACAACACATATCGTGAGTTGTATAGTCTTTCAGATCGTGAGTTAGCCGATCTTGGTATCAATCGTAATGAAATTCATTATGTTGTTATGAAGAATGTGGTACAAAGAATACCAAGCAGAGCTTTCTGACGAACTAAATAACGGGGAAGCAATTCCCCGTTATCGTTATAGGAGTATATAATGTCAATCACTAAAGAACAGCTTCAATCGTTCTTTGAAGACACTAAAGAAGAAATCATTGATTCTTTCGTTGATCCTCTTAATAAAGCAATGGACAAGTTTGAGATTAACAATATCAATCGTATTGCTATGTTCCTTGCGCAAGTTGGTCATGAGTCAGGTGGTCTTACAAAAACACAAGAAAATCTAAACTACAAACCAGAGCGTCTCGCTCAAATTTTTCCAAAGTATTTCCGTGACGTGAATCCAGAAGATTACGCTCACAATCCAGAAAAGATTGCCAATCGTGTTTATGCTGATCGCATGGGCAATGGCGATGAAGATTCTGGAGACGGATATAAGTTCCGTGGTCGTGGTCTTGTTCAATTGACTGGTCGTGACAACTATACTAAGTTTGCAGAAGCAGTTGGTATGGATGCTGACTCAGTTGTTGAATATATGTCCACACCAGAAGGCGCTGCTATGTCGGCTGCTTGGTTCTGGGATCAGCACAATCTAAACAAATGGGCTGATGAACAAGATTGCGTTACTGTTACAAAGAAGATCAATGGCGGTACAATTGGTCTCGAAGAACGTAAAGAACTTTTTGAGGAAGCACTCAAAGTTTTCGCTTGACATTTACTTGAAAGTAGGGTAGTATAAACATACTACCCTTTTTTATTTCGTCTGTAGGTTTTCGAACTGGACGAGCACAGGAGACATTATGAAGTTTTATACCGATGTTAAGCAGATGGGCGACAAGATCTTCGTCCGTGGATATGAAGATGGCAAATCTGTAGAGTTCATCGAAAAGTATAAGCCATATCTTTTCTTACCAAAACAAGATGGTTTCTATCGAACATTAGATGGCAAGCCTGTAGATAAAATAAACTTCGACAGCATCAGAGATGCACGCGACTTCACGAAACGATATGAAGAAGTCAGCAACTTCGAATTCTATGGTCTCACAAATTACCAATACGTATTCATGTATGATTATTATCAGGGCGAGATTCAATACGATCCAGCTCTGATCTCAGTCGTAACTATTGATATTGAGTGTGCTGCTGATGAGGGTTTCCCAGACATTGGTAAAGCTGATAAACCAATCACTGCTATCTGTTTGCGCAAGAACGGAAAGAGCATTGTGTTTGGTTGCGGCGAGTTTAAGACTGACGATGAAACAGTAACATATGTCAAGTGTAAAGATGAAGCAACGTTGCTTGATAAGTTCTTGATGGTATGGAATCATAAGTCATGGAAGCCAGACATTGTGACAGGTTGGAACATTGAGTTCTTTGACATGCCATATCTGGTCAATCGTATTAAAGGAGTGTTGGGTGATGGCGAGGCGAAAAGATTATCTCCGTGGAAAATCTTGGAAGAAAGAGAAGTCGAGTTCAAAGGTAAGAGTAATCAAACATACACTCCCGTTGGGATTGCGGTCTTGGACTACTACCAACTCTACCGAAAATTCTCGTTTGGTAATCAAGAAAGCTATAAACTGGATTATATTGCCTCAATTGAAATTGGCGAACGGAAAATTGACTACTCTGAGTATGGTTCACTTTTGGAGCTTTACAAGAGTAACTTCCAGAAGTTCATTGAGTATAACATCTACGACTGTGCGCTTGTCGAGAAACTTGATCAGAAACTTGGATTTATCCAGCAAGTCATGGCGCTCGCGTATGACGCAAAGGTTAACTATCACGACACGATGACAACTGTGCGTCCATGGGATGTTATCATTCATAACTATCTTCTTGATCGGCGCATTGTTATTCCTCAGTTCAAAGTTGATCATTCGCCATTTGAGTTGGTTGGTGGTCATGTCAAAGAACCAAGAATTGGTATGAACAAGTGGGTTGTATCATTTGACTTGAACAGTTTGTATCCGCATCTCATTATGCAATATAACATCAGCCCAGAAACATTTGTTAAACGAACTGATGATTTTCCATCAATCGATTGGATATTGAGTGCGCCGAATTTCCAAGTTCGAAAAGATGGTCCAGCAATGACAGCCAATGGCTGTATGTATAAAAAAGACAAGCAGGGTTTTCTCCCAGCATTGATGGAAAAGATGTATGATGATCGTGTCATCTACAAGAAGAAAATGATTGAGGCGAAGAAACGATATGAAGTTTCAAAGTCTCGCGAAGATGAACGATTGATCGCACAATATCATAATATGCAGATGGCAAAAAAAATTCAGCTAAACTCTGCTTATGGTGCTCTGGGTAATCGTTACTTCCGCTGGTTCTCGTTTGACAACGCTGAAGCAATTACAACATCTGGTCAGCTTTCTATCCGCTGGATTGAACGCAAGATGAATGCGTTTATGAACAAACTTTGTAAGACGCAAGACGAAGATTATGTTATTGCTTCTGATACAGATTCAATCTATGTTACGTTTGAGAAGTTGATTCCTGAAGGAAGCGATGAGTTGAAAGCTGTTGCAACAATTGATCAGTTCTGCGAGAAAAAGATTCAGCCTTATCTTGATGAATGTTATCAACAGCTCGCGGATATGATGAATGCATATCAGCAAAAGATGCAGATGAAGCGAGAAACAATTGCTAACAAAGGCATCTGGAAAGCAAAGAAGATGTATATCCTCAATGCTTGGAACGTTGAGGGTGTGCAATATGAAAAGCCAAAGCTGAAGATTCAAGGCATTGAAGCTGTTCGCTCATCAACTCCGCATGCGTGTCGCGAGAAGCTGAAGAAATCTTTTGACATTATTATGAATCATGATGAGGAAACATTACAGAAGTTCATTGCTGACTTCCGTACTGAGTTCTCAACATTACCATTTGAAGACGTTGCGTTCCCACGTGGAATTAAGGGGATGGGTAAATATAAAGATAGCTCAACGATATACAGCAGTGGTACGCCGATACAAGTTAAGGGTGCGTTGATCTTTAATCATCTGTTGAAGAAACATAACATCAAGAACATACCGCCTATTATGGATGGCGATAAGATTAAGTTTGCGTATCTAAAAATACCAAATCCTATCGGTGAATCTGTTATTGCAACTTCTGATTATTTGCCAAAAGAATTTGGTATTGATTTTTATGTTGATCGTGATAAACAGTTTGAGAAAAGTTTTCTTGAACCATTGAAATCTATAACCGAAGTAATCGACTGGGAAGTCGAGAAAACAGCATCATTGGAGGATATATTTGTCTAACTTAGATAACGACTTTGGCTTCAGTCTTGTATCAGAAGCCGAACTTAAAAAGCATGAAGAGATGCTCAAGAAGAAAGTTGAAGAGCAATCTAAAGTTGTTGCCAAAGCAACAACCGAAGCTCAAACAAAGCTTGAGACATTGCGTGATATGATCATGCCACTATTAAACAATCTGGCTAAAGATCCAGAAAAGGAATATATCCTTTGGCCAAATCGTGCTGAGAAAATAGCAGCGTTCATTGAGAAGGTAAATACGTTCGTCGATGGTTAACATTCTTGCTTTGCTAGTTGCTTTTACAGTATCTGGCGTATCAGCTTATTATTCGATTCTAGGATTGACTGCTATCTTTTCAGCAGCCTATTATCCTATTGTCATTATGGGCGTTGCGCTAGAGCTGGGTAAGCTTGTTACAACATCATGGTTGTACCGTAACTGGAAAACAGCACCATTGTTGTTAAAGAGTTATCTTACGTTTGCTGTTTTCATCTTGATGTTTATATCAAGTATGGGTGTGTTTGGTTTTCTATCAAAAGCACACATTGAACAACAGTTGAACATTAGCACAGGACAAGCAGATCAACTTGAAATCATACAGTCAAAGATTGCTACAGAGAAAGAAGCAGTTTCTGATATTGATAAACAGATAGCACAGATTGATGCTGCTGTTACTAAAATGACAGATCGTGGACAAGCAGGGAGTTCGTTACATGCAGCCGACCAGCAAAGAAAAACAAGAGATGCTCTCGTCAGGAAAAAAGAAGATCACAATAGCGTCATCGCCAAGCTCAATCAAGATAGAGTCGAAGCCCAGTCCTCTATCAAAAAGCTCGAAGCTGAAGTTGGACCCATCAAATATATTGCAGCGCTTGTCTACGATTCGACAGATTCGGATCAATTGGAACGAGCCGTTCGAGGCGTTATTATTTTACTTGTTTTTGTTTTTGATCCTCTTGCAGTTGTTCTGCTTCTCGCTGCTAATCATGGTCTAGCAAATAATCGCTTGACTAATAGGATCGATCGAGGTATACTTAGAATAAATGATGACGTATTAGGAGAAGATAATGTCACTTAAAGAGAAGCTAATCAAAAATAGTACCATAGAACTTACTTCAACTCTTGAAGACAGCAAAATCTTTACAAAGAAAGATATGATTCCCACTTCAGTTCCGATGATCAACGTAGCGTTGTCAGGAACGATTGATGGCGGTCTTACTCCTGGACTAACAATGCTGGCTGGTCCATCGAAGCATTTTAAAACAGGCTTCGCATTATTGCTGGCTTCCTCTTTCCTAAAGAAATATCCTGATGGCGTTATATTGTTTTACGATAGCGAGTTTGGTACTCCTCAGTCTTATTTTCAGACGTTTGGTATTCCTTTTGATAGCGTGGTTCATACTCCGATCACGGATATCGAACAATTGAAGTTTGACGTTATGCAACAACTGAAAGAGTTGGGGCGTGATGATCGTGTTATGATTGTTATTGATTCAATCGGCAATCTTGCGTCAAAGAAAGAAGTTGACGATGCGATGGATGGTAAGTCAGTTGCGGATATGTCTCGTGCGAAGCAGCTGAAGTCATTGTTCCGTATGATTACGCCACATCTTACTCTTAAAGATATTCCGATGGCGGTCATCAATCATACTTACAAAGAAATTGGTTTGTATCCGAAAGATATTGTCGGTGGTGGTACTGGTTCTTATTATTCAGCGGATGCTATTTGGATCTTGGGTCGTCAGCAAGATAAAGACTCTGATGGCATTCAGGGA